GTATGAATTAAAAAGAAAAATACCAGAGCCAAAATTCAAAGTAGATGATGCAGTTAGTAATATTCATGATACATCAAAAACAGTGAGAAGAATTACTCATATTTCTCATGATAGATACTTATTGGATGGAGAAGATTCTTATTTTTTAATTGTAGAACAGGATGATTTAAAACTTATTGGAAAATATACTTTCGAACTTGTTGAAAATGCAAAATAAAATAAATAAAGGAAAAAATTAAAATGGAAAAATTCAAATTAAAAATAGAAGACGATAGATTAAATCCCACTTTAGAAAGAATAAGAAGTGGAACTATTCAAAAGTTTTATCCACCACTTTCAGGTGGTCGTGATAAAGATATTTTATTTACTTTACCCGCTCCAAGCAAGGAAATGTATGCAGAGTTAATTGATGGTATTTGGTACTGGGTAAAAGGTTGTAGTAAATGTGAAGATTCTATGAATTATGGAGAGTCGTATTCTTATCAAGTTTGTTATGAACATGATAGATGTGTTCAATGCAATACTCATCGTGAAGATTTAACAGAAACTCCATGGGGTCATAAAGATGGATTTATGTGTAAACCTTGTAGTGATAAAAATGATGCAAAAGTTAGAGAAGAAGCTTTTAAAAAAGTAAATAGTGAAGATTACGATGAATCAGATTGTATATGTAATGATACTGTTATATGTCCTCATTGTGGTTCAGATAATGGAACTGAACAAGTTGATTATCAAGAAATGGAGCAAGAAAAAGAGTGTTATGTTTGTAAGGGTAAATATAAATTAACATTAAATTTTACAGTTGATTACTCAACTGAAGTTATTGGAGAAAGGCTTACAAAATGAAATTAGATCGTATATTAGTACTAATAAAAAATGCTCAAGTAGGCATAGAAGAAGATAACACAGTTTATTCAGCTGCTGCACTTGATGATGCAATAATTGAACTTGAAAAAGTAATTACAGAAAATGACAAGATAAAAGTTATGGGAGCATCTGCAACAGTTGCAGCAGAACCTAAAGATGAAATAGTTTCTATTAAACCTTTAGTTTTTAAAGATTCTCAGGAAAAAGCTTTTTGGGAAAAAGCTTATTTAGCAGTCTTTAATAGTAACTTTGGAAATCCTCCTCAAAATATAGCAGATATGGCAATTTATGAACTTAGAAAAAGATTGGATGAAAAATAATGAGTGATAAAATAAATAAAATTAAAGAAGATATAGCTAAATATGAGCTTTTAAAAAGTAAATTAAAAAACATTCAATCAGTAAGAGAAGGTGATTTAGGTTTTGTTTTTATCTCGACTAAAAATAAAGATAATGAAGATATTAATATATTAATACCAAGAAACTTAGTTGAAAAGTTTATTGATGAAATTGAGAAAAACTTTGTAGATGAATTAATTGCAAAAGAAGAAGATTTAGAAAAAAGAATTTTAGAGAGAGAATAACATGACAGAAATAAAATTTAAAAATGATAGTAAGCCATATAATATAATGGCTGAAAATCAAAGATATATTATTTGTAGCAGAATATATTCAGTTCAAGAATCAAAAGAAGAAGCAACTCAATGGGATAAAGATTTAGAATCTAAGTTAAAAGAGCATTGGGAAGAGTTAGATGGATTAGAAAAACTAAAATGGGATGATAATTTTGATTTTTGGTCGGGTGATTCTGATAAAGCTTTCAAATTAGAACAAGAAATAAAATATCTTGAATTAGGGGAAAGACCAACAGAATATGAAGAAGATACTCAATGTTATACCATAGTGGATAAAAAAGAGAAAATTAGAGGTGCAGATAATCATTACACAAAATTTAATTACTTAGATAGAGAAGAATGTAAACAAGCACTAATAGAGTTAAATAATGGTCAATTAGAAATTTCAAGAAGAAATAAAATAGACCTAGATATTGAGGAGATAAAATGATAAACAGAGAAGAGTTGCAACAAAAAGTTTTGGATAGAGTATCAAAAATAGTTGAAACATACTCTTATAGTGCAGAAAGAGGAATAGAAGAGATTGAAAAAGAAGCTGTACTTGTCCAAATTAGAGCAGATAATACAGAAATTTCAGCCGATGAAAGAATAATTAATATTATGTTAGAGAGTGTTATTTTAAGTGTCTATGCAATGGAGCTTACAATTGTCCCTTTTCTTAATGATAATATAAAAGAGGATAAAGTAGATGAATAATCTATCAGAAAAAGAAAGAGAAGCAATACAGGAGTTAAGAGAAAATGGAATCACCGTTATTAAATAAAAAACAAATACCAAACCAAATAGTATTTGGTGATTTTGAAAAGATTAAACATAATTCTACACTCGAGAGAAAAGAGTTTATTATAGATTTGATTTATATTGCAATCGCAAAAGCCATACTTGAAGTTGCTGTAAATGATACTTTTTCAAATGACCCTGATATTATCTCTATTCATAAAAATAAAAACAGAAAACAGTATAAAAAGATTAAAGAAGGTCTTGAATTTATTAATCAAAAAATAGAAAATGTTTATTATCGTTTGGATGAAAGAGACGGCAAGACTGCTCAATCTAAAGCTGTTAAACTAGCAGTTCCTTTTATTAGAACATTATCAAAATATAAAGATGTTAGTCTTGAATTATTATCTATAACTGTATTTGATTATGGACTAAATCGTAAAAGAAAAACAAAATTGAATCCTGCTTTAAAACTATTTGCTGATTATCGTCTTTTATATGGAAAAATTGCAGCAAAAGTAGAAGAATCTGGAGTTAGAGAAAATATAAAAGAAGTTGAAATAGTAAAAGACTTGATGAAATCTATTAAATACTAATAAGAAGAGATAAACATAGTCTCTTCTTAATATCGCTGGCGAAATTAATCAAAAACATTACCCCCCCTTTTTATAAGTTTATTTTTTTCTTAAAATTTAACATCTTTAAACAAAAGGTTTAAAATGGCAGGAAAATATTATGATGATAGTACATCTACATTCAGCCCTCAACTAATGAAAAGTATTCAAGATACTAATACAAATAATGCTGGTACTCATATAGCTAAATTATTTGATGATTTAGGAAATGTTGAAGAGTATAAATATAAAAAGCAAGAAGAAGCTCAAGAGAAAGCTGTAAAACAAGAAATAAATAATATCAATCTTGATGCAATAAAAAATCAAGCTCAAGATAAACAAAATTTTATGAAATATGTAAAACTTGGAGTTCCACTAGAAGAAAGCGGATTAGAGTTCAAAACACCTGAATACTATTCTTTGGCAAATGATTTTGGGAAAAAAGAAAAAAGCTTATCAGCTGCAGATGCAATAAAATATAATGCTTCTGAAGCAAATCGAATGTTTGCAAAAGATGGAGTATTTGATGAAAACTCTTTTTATACTCACATGGATAATAAGCTAAAAAATAAAGAGATTAATGATCAAGTGTATGCAGAAGTAATTGACGGAGTAAATAAAGCTAGAAAAGGTGGAATTTATAAAGAAGTAGGAGAAAAAACTTATACCTCAGAATATAAAAATTATACATATTCTAAACTAGACCCAAACTTTAGTAATTTTTTGGATAGAAATAAAAAAAGTGGAGATGGGAGTAGTGGTTCAACAAATGAAATTAAAAATTATAAAGCTTATAAAGAATCAATGCTTGCAGATGGAAAGTCCCCTGTTCCTTATTATGCTTGGGCAGAAGATAAAAATTTAGATAAAAACATGGGTATGGGGATTAAAGATATGAACTATGTAGATGGACTTGTATCAAAAGCCTTATCTTCAAATGACCCTGTTGAAAAAGCAAATGCAGGTAATAAATATAGAAATATAAATAAAGATGCAATAGAATCAGATAAATACTTCAGAGGACTTGCTCCAACAGTATATCAACTTGAGGAAGCTCAAAAGCTAGTACAAAAAGGTGGTGCTGGTGCTGGTGATGAAATAAAAAATCAATTCTCAGTATGGACGGGCTTAGACTGGGACAAAACTACTCAGGAGGGAAGAACTGCATTTTTATCAGTACTTCAACCTTTGGCTAAATCATCAATGACTGGTTCTGTATCAGATAGAGATATGAAAACTTTAGAATCATCTTTTGCAACTTTATATCAAAGTGATAAAGCTGTTGCAAATGCCTTACAAAACAAAGCTAAGCAAATGCTATCAACAGCGAAAACTCATGAAGAAGCTCATCCTTCTTATGTTCAACTTAGAGGATATGATAAAAGCATAAATATGTTAGAAAGTATTGTAAATGGTCAAACTTCTACAAATAAAGAAGAAAATAAAAAAGTTGAGATTCTTGCAGATAAAAGAAAAACAAATCCTACTACTCCAACTCAACAAATAAAAACAAACCAACCATCATGGAAAGATTATGAATAAATTAGAAATATTTAAGGATGAAGAATTTGGTAAATTACCTGATGAAAAAAAGAGTCAAGTTCTTACAAATTATTTTAATAAAAATTTAGCAGATGATAGCTTCAATGCTTTAGAACAAGAAAAAAAATCAACTATTTTAAATAATTTTCTCTCTTCACAATTAGCTAATGAACCTATAAAAGAACAAACTTCAATTCCAAATGAAAATGATTTAGGGAATGTACATCCAGCTCCAATCATAAGTGATGCTCCTGTAAAAAAAGAGTCTTTTTTAGATAAAACTAAAACATTTATAAAAGATGGAGTAAAAGAAGCTAAAAGATTTTTAACAATGGGTGCTGATGGTATAGAAACTGGTATTAATGTTATGAATCCAATATCTCCTATAACTGGAGAAGTTGATATTGTAAAAGATACTCCAATGAAAAAAGAGTTTATTGAAAAACAAGATGAAAATAAAATTGATGATAAATTAATTGGAGATATAGAATCCCTTGCAAGAGTAGATAAACAACTTTTTAGAGATTCTACACCTGAAGATAAAAAAAAGTATATGGAAAATGTTGCAAATGTACTTGGTCGTGGTGGATATGCACTTGGTAAAGATAGTGATGGTAATTTTGTAGCAGTTGGTGATGATGGAAAACCAAAAGCTATTACTAATGGTTTTTTTGAAAGTATTGTTGATGGACTTGTAGCTGATAAAGGTGAATTAGCTGGGGCAATTGGTGGTGCAATGGCAGGAACAAAACTAGCTAAAAATGTTCCTACTGGTATTGGAAAAGTTGCAACAGTTTTGGGTTCAAGTACAATGGGAGCAATGACTGGAACTGCTTTAGATACTGCAATTAGTTCTTATAAAACAAATCAAAAGTTAAGTGTAGAAGATTTTTTAAATGAGCTAGGGAAAAGTGCCGTTTTAGATGTAGCTGGTAATGCTATTGGGTATGGAGTTATTAAAGCTGGAAGTAAAGTTGTAGAGGGAACAAAAGAATTAAAAGACTATATTTTAAGTGGAAATATAAATGGGGCTAGAGATATACTTAAAAAAGATTTAGGTATAGATGAAAACTATATAGATGAAGCACTAATAGAAGCTAAAAATCAGTATAAAGAAGTTACAGATTATACAAATAAAGGAATAACAGATAAAGCTAAACAACAAGAAGAACTTTTAGCAGCAGTACAAAATGATAAAAAATTTGGTAATCAAATAATTCGTGATGTTGTTTTAGATGATGTTGATGCAGCAAGAAATGTTTCAAGAACAATTGATGCAAGAGCTAAAAATGTTTTAAGTTTATTTGATGATGTAAAAGTGAATGGAACTGATATAAAGAATAGTGTAAAAGAATATGAAGATAGTGTACATCAAAAGTATTCTGATATGAGAAATACATTTAAAGATGCTTTTTCAGAAACTGGTTATAGGTTTGATTTAAAAACTTTAAAATTTGATGAAACCTTAGAAAAGTTAAGTGAAAAAGTAACAGACCCAACTACAAAAGAAAAGTTCAAAAATCTAAAAACAACTTTGGATAATATCGTTTATGATAAAGATTTAGGGATTGGGGTTGTAAAAGATTTTGATGATTTACTAGATATTAGACAGATGATGAATAAATTTTATAGAAAGAATCAGGGAGCTTTTGAACTGAAACCTGATAAAGATGCATTTTTTAATCTTGTAAAAAATATCGATACAGAGATAGAATCTTCTGTAAAAAATTATCTACCTGAAGAAATTCATAAACCATTATTAGATGCTTTTGATAATGCAAGAATGGATTATAAACAAATGTATGATATTGCAGATACTGGGTTATATAAATCTTTAATGAGTGATTCTGGTTTAAGTGCAGATGCGAGAATGGAAAATCTTATTAAGCATACAGCAGATGATGAAAATGAGTTTTCTACTCTTTTGAAGAAATTACCAGGAGAACAACAAGAAAAAATTGAAAATAGTATTGTCAAAACTTTTTTAGAAAAAAATCTACTAGGTCAATCAAATGAGATACAAGCTATTGATTATGCAAAAGTAAGTAATAGTTTGGGGAAAATGAAAGATTTCTTTACTACAGATAGTGGAAAAGAAGCGATAGATATGATTGATAATATGTCTAAAAAATTTGGTAATGATTTAGAACTTATTAAAGTTGCAAATAAAGCGAATATTGATACTAATGCGGGAATTGCAACAACGATAAAAGGTCGACTAGAGTATAAAATTGTAAAAAATAGTTATGATAGATTAATGAGACTAATTCCGTTTTCAAGTACTGCTAAAAGATTAGCTCTACAAGAACACATCAAAGAAGCTTTACAAAAAAGTCGTACACCAATGGAAATGGTAAAAAGAGTTGCAAAAAGTGCAGATATACCAACAGATGAATTAGCAAGCTTAAAGAGTGATATTTTAGATTTTAATAAAACTCAAAGAGCTACTAGACAATCGGACCTTTTAAAAATCGAAAAAGAGAGAGAAGCTAAATTTGCTCAAGCAGAAGAAGAATTAAAAAATTCTCAAAAACTTGCAGATGAAAATAGACTAATTCAAAGAGCAGATGAACTAACAAAAAATAAACCAACTCTTGAAGAGCTAAAAGCAATGGATAGTTTAGAGGGTGGAGGTAATGGCTACTTTTTTGCAAATATGTATCATCTTGATGATATTACTCCACATCAAGCTGCGGAATATGATAGAGCATTAAGTCAATATGGCGATAAAATAGAACTTAAAATAAATGAAAATAAGTATCCAATAAATGTTGATAATAGAGCAAAAATCGAACAATTAAAAGATTATCTAATGTACACCAAGCAAAGTGGACAAGATGATACTGGACTTACAGGATTAGTTAATCCAAATAAATATAAAGCTTTAATGGATGATTTAAGCAAAGGGGAGTTTAGAAATAGTGAGTACCAAAAAACTTACTATGACTTGTTAAAAGCTCATGATGAATTTGAGCCAAAAATAAAAGCGATGTATGACGATGATAGCTTTGCTCCTTTTGCAAAATTTGCAGATAATTTAGCTGTTGGAACTTATGCAGGAGTTGAAACAGATGAGAATGGAAATATTACAGGATTTGACCCTGAAAAGTTTGTTTTAGCTCTTGGTGGTTATACAGTTGCAAAACAAGTAGCAAAAAAAGTAATGACTAAATATAGTATTCCTGAAAAAGTTGCTACAAAATTTGATGATTTTATTAAATCTACAGAAGAAGATATAGCAAAACTTGCAGGTGGTGGAACACCTCCAGTTATTGAAAAAAGCTTTTTAGATGGTGATGGGTTTTATTCAGTTTTAGAAAAAACTATTGATGAAAAAGCTGGAGGGAAAATTGATTCTATTTCGCTAGCGAAAATGCTTGAAAACAATGGAGTTAAAGAAGATGAGATTGAATGGAGTGGACTTAAAGAACTAATGAGCAATAATGAAAAATTAACTAAAGATGAGATTGAAAATACTATTAAAGAAAATAGACTTGTAATTGAGAAAGTTGAAAAAACAACAGATGCAAAATATGAAAAGTACAAGATAGATGGTGGAGATAATTATAGAGAACTCCTTTTTAAACAAAATAAAACTCTTCCTGATGATATTAAAATTATAAATGGTGAAGATGGATATTATTATGCTGAATTACCTCCTTATGATGGTACTAATGTAGTTAATAGTGCAAAATCTAAAAAAGCATTGAAAGATGACTATACTTCTCAACATTGGAAAGAAGAGAATATATTAGTTTTTACAAGAGTTGATGATAGAACTATTGACAATAAAAAAGCTCTATTTATTGAAGAGATTCAAAGCGACTGGCATCAAGAGGGTAGAAAAAAAGGTTATGAAAAAAATGGAGTCCCAAATGCACCATTTAAAAAGAATTGGCATGAACTAGGTATTAAAAGACTTATTCAAGAAGCTGTAACAAATGATTATGAAAAGTTATCATGGACTACAGGCACACAACAAACTCAAAGATATAGTTTAGAAAAAACAGCAGATGAGATTATTTATAATAAAAACAATAAAGTGATTAGAGTAAGTGATAAAGGAAAAGAAATATTCTTTAAAACCGTTGCAAATGATGAAGAGCTTGAGGGAATGATAGGCAAAGAAATAGCAAATAAACTTATCAAATCTGAAACACAAAATGAAAATGTATTTATGCTCAAAGGTGATGAACTTAAATTTGGTGGTGATGGTATGAAAAGTTTCTATGATTCTATCTTACCAAATACAGTAAAAAAACTATTTAAGAAATATCAAGTAAAACCAAAGATTGAAGAACTTGACGATAGTGAAGAAATGGTTTGGAGTATAGATATTCCACAAAAGATGAAAGAAGATATTAAAAAGCTAGGACAACCACTATATGCAGTTGGTGGGTCAATCGCAATAGGTAATACATTTTTACAAACAGAATTAGAAGCAAATGATGTAGTAGAAAAAGGGAATATTGATTTATTTAATAGACCAAAAGTAAAAAATGAAGACGGAAGTATATCAACAGTTAGAAGCATATCTATTGGAGATGAAAATGGTATAGAAATTTTAATACCTACCGTAATAGGAGATAAAGTTGTATCAGATAAGAAAGCTATTGCTCATTACAATAAAACAGGTGAACATTTAGGAAAATTTAAAACAGTAAAAGCAGCTGATACTTATGCTAAGAAACTTCACGAGGAACAAGAAAAATATTATTTAAAGGATAATAAATGAAAAAGCCTAAACCTTTATCAGAAAGTGAAACAAGCTATATTTTAGAGACTTTAAAAAAACAAAAAAAAGAATCATACGAAAGAACTAAAGACTCAAGAGATGAAGCTCTAAAAATCAAAAAGTATTTTAGAGGGGAACAACTTCCTGATGATGTAATAGCAGTAATTAGCGGAAGAGACCAACCTCTTGAATGGGAAAATATTGTTAAGAAAATAGCAAATAAAATAATGGGGTTAAAACTTCTATCAAAACAAGAGATTAATGTTTTTGGTCGTCAAGTGGAAGATATGCCCCAAGCAAATGTTATTACAAATGTTTTAAGAGCTTCTCAAGATAGTACAGATTTTTGGAGTTATAAAAAAAGAGCTGATAAAGACCTGCTTTTAGCTGGTATTAGTGTGATGAAGCCTGTAATTAAAGAACTGGGAGAAGTTGACTTATTAGGTACTAAAGAGAGAGATTTAAGATACTATCATGTTCCAATGGAACAATCTTTTTGGGACCCATATTTTACAAGTCCTGATGGAAGTGATATGAGATATTTCCATGAAGAAAGATTGATTGATAAAGAGAGTTTATATGAATTCTTTGATTATGAACTTATAGACCAAATTCCAGTTACAAATAATCTTGAAATCAATAGTTATTTAACTACTGAAGTTGGATATTCACAAAGAGTTAAAATAACTTATAGTTGGTATAAAAAGTATTCTAAAGAGAAAAGAAAAAATATTGTTTATTATGCTATCTGGGCTGATGAGCTTTTACTAGCTCATGAAGAAAGTCCATACAATATGAATAGAATTCCAATAAGCATAAGAAAAGTAAATGATGCGGACAGCGATAAACCAACTGAATTTTATTCAATATTTAGAGATATTTTACCTATTCAAGATAGAATAAATTTTACACATTTACGAATAGCAAATATGCTAGGAAGTTTAAAACTATTATTTGAATCGGATGCAGTTGATGATGCAGAACTATTTACTGAAGAATTTGCTCTTGATAACTCAATCGTTGAAGTAAAGTCAGGAGCAATAAGTGGAGATAAAATAAAAGAGATAAAAAACTCAAATGATATAGCTCAACTTATGAGTGTAATTCATGATAGAAGACAAGTAGCCGAAGAGATAATCGGGTTAAATAATGAAATCTTAGGTACAAGTGTTCAACGACTCAGCGGATATGCTATCGAACATAGACAAAATGCAGGAATGGTTGGACTTCAATTATTTATAGATGCAAGTATTCAACAAGATAGAGATTTAGCAGATATGGGAACATCTCTTATTGATCAATATGTAAATGCAGAACAAGTTTATAGAATGGTAGATGGTTTTGAAGCTGATAGATTATTCAAAGTAAATGAAATAGAAAAAGATTCAAATGGTAGAGTACTGTTTGAAAATGGCAAACCAAAAAGAAAAAATAAATTAAATATTAGAAGATATGATTTAATACTAAATGCTGTACCACAAACAAGAGGAAGCATAGCAGAAAGACAGTCTAACTGGGTAGAGATAATGAAATTATTTGCAGGAAATGCAAATATATTACAACAACTATTACCAAGAATGTTAAGAGATATTGAGTCACCTGTTGCCATGGAAGTTTTAGAGATAATGAAAGCAGACCAAGAAGCTCAAGCTAAAAATGCTCAAAATAGTCAAGCTGAACAACTACAAGCTAAAGAACTTACTCTTAAAATAGAAAAGCTGCAAGAAGAGATAAATAAATTAGCAAGTCAAGCAAATGTAAATAATGCAACTGCTGAAAAAATAGCTAAAGAGAGTAATCAAGCTATAGCTTGAGTCTCTTTTTAGTTTTATTGAAGAATAATTTTAGAATAATGTATAATTATTTCGCTGGCGGAAATTTCAGGAGTAGATATGTTAAAAATTAGTTTAGGAATGATTCTATTAATATTATTTACGGGGTGTTCTAATAAACAATATCCTGTTACATTTGATTCAGACCCTCAAGGTGGAATGTTAGTATGTAATGGGGTAAAAAAAGGGCTTACTCCTCAAACTTTGTATTATACTCTTGATGATAAGAGTAAAGAAACTAAAACTTTGAATATTGTACCTTGTGGAATTATTTGGAGAAGTGGAGTAAAAAAAAGTTGTGCTACATCTTTTGATTTAAATAAATTTCCAAATGGTGTTATCCATACTGTTCATAGACCCGATGGTGATGGATATGATAAAGATGTTGATTTTGAACTAGAAGCAAAAAGACTCAAACTAGAAGAGAGAAGAACCATAGCAGCTGAAAGAACTGCAAAAGCAACTGAAGATTTAGAAGATGATACTTACTATGAAAATCTTCAAAATATGAATAAAAATCAACTTATTCAACAGCAAAACTATCAAATACAAAATATGAATAGTTTAATAAGAAATAGGCTTAGAGAATAAAAGAACTAGCCCTTAAAAGCTAGTTCATACAAATTTGGAAGTTCTACATTGACAAGTCTATCTTTGATAACTTCATATTTTAAAACAAGGTTTTTGAGTTCTTGATTATCTGATTGTTTTATCTGCTCTTGAGCTTTTTCTTGTATATCACAAAAAAGGTCTAAAACTGCATCAAGGTTATTTACACTATCTTTTAAAGTTTGCATAATCAAGCTCCTCTATCAAGTGAAACATTATTTACTACAAATAAAGCTTCATCTAAATCCCCTTGTAGAAGATGATACCAAGATTTTATTCCATAATAAGAGTTTAAATCTGAATAAATAGTTTTAATTGCTATTTCATATCTTACATTTTTTGCTTTACTTAGTTCTTTTGCTTTATTTTCAATTCTAGTTTTTAATATATCTAATTGTTCAGGTGTTAAACTATTTGTATTTACAACACTTTTTGCTTCATCTAGGAAGTTTTGATTTTGAGCTATAACATTTGACATAACATCTTTGATAATATTTCTTGTTACTCTTAGCTCATCTTTGATGATATATTTAGTTTCTAAAAACTCATCTTTTACAGCTTCGATACAAGCTCTTTTTATATCTTGAAGATTGAAAGGTATTCCTTGAGTTTGTAATTGTCCGTTTAGTTTTTCTTTCATCATGAAAAAGGCTTTTGTAGCATCTTTTTTAAATTTTTTAACCACTAGTATATTTCTTTGAAGAGTCATAAGATAAAAATATTGTTCTTCATTAAGTTCGCAAGAAGTTATATTTTGAATTCCACCATTAGTTTCTAAGGGTGAGTTTTGAAAACCCACCCTTCCAAAATCTTCAAAATCTTCAATATTTTCTCTTATAAGTCTAACTATCTGTTTATTTTTTTGAATAGATGTTATTTTTGCATCTTCTTCGGTAAGATTTTCTGCAACTACAAGAGTTAAGATAACTGGTTGATTGTTAATCACATTGATTTGAATTGGTTGATTTGTATTCATATTTACTCCTAATATATTCAGTTATCTGAATGATTTAAGGAATATTATCAGAATATTTTTATATAGTCAATATATTAATAAGAATATTCTAATATTTAGTTAATATTTGTTAGATTTCCTGAAGTGTTTTATAAAATTTCTTTACATTTTCTAAGTGTTGTTTTATCTCTTTATTCTCAAGCATTAGCAATAATGCCATTTCTGCCATCTTAGGAATGTTTCCTTTTGCCCAATCTGATATAGTTGCTGGACTAACTTCCAATTTATCTGCTAATTCTCTTTGATTTATATTTAGTTCTTTACAAACTTGCTTTACTATATTCTCTTCTTTTCCCATAATTTGCCTTATTTGTCTTAATCCTATTACGGATTATATATTTATATAACTTAATATTGCGTTAATCCGTAATATTAAGTTTTAATACCTTTGTTGGAATATTATTGATTTTACCTTTCTTTTGGTAAAATATAATTGAACTAAATTATCTTCAAAAAAAAGAGTAAAGTATGGATAATAATACAGATTATAAAACATATTATTTTGTTGAAAATATAATAACAACTACACTAGCAATAATGTTTTATATATTATTATTTACTTCCGTTCCACGAATAATTTATATTTATTCTTCTAGTGATATTTCATTTTATAAAGCAATAGATGAACACATATACGAGGTAAAACACTTTTTTGATAATGAAGTAGAAGAAGAAAAGATAGTCTTTAGAAAAAATATTGCATATATTGTAAATAATTCAAAGCCTTTTTCAGGTATTAGTATATCAAAATATAGCAATGGTCAAATAAAAAACTATTTTACATATGAAAATGGCTCGTTAAATGGTAAATACTTATCATATTATAATAATGGTCAAATAATGATTGAAGCCTACTATATAGATGGAGTAATAAAAAATAGACAAAAAGAATATTTCAATAATGGACAAATTATGCACGATTATCACTATGAAGATAATAAAGCAACTTGTGGAACTACATATTATTATGATGGTAAAATTTCTGAAGATTTTCCTTGTAAAACTAAAATACTGATAGATAAGAGAATAAATAAATAAAATTAGCTTTCTAAAAACTCATTTTAATTTATTTCAAAGGGTGTCATTTGAAAAAGCACCCTTTAGTAATTTTTATATTATATGCCATTTTTACTTTTATTTATACACTATATTAAACTTAACAGAAGTTGCTTCTTTAATAATCTTTTCATTTCTTGGACTATTTTCCATTTTCTCAAGCTGTTTTTTTGAAAGAGTTTTAGGAGGTGCAACACTAATAACTTTACCATCTTTAATTCTTAATGCCATGATTTAACCTCCAGCAGATGCAGTCATTTTAAAAACCATGTCAAGAGATTGAATTGCTCCCATCTTTTGATTTATAATTTCTGTTTTTGCATCATAATCCATAACACAATCAGCACTTTTAATTGCTTTTATTTCTTCATTTATTTTGTTTACATTTTCTAAGTATTCTTTTATGTTTTCAGTCATTTTAATAACTCCTTATCATTTTCTTTTGACTCAATCAAGCTCTTAACTTTTTTATATCCAATTGTAATACCTCGTTCATTAAGGCGATTCCAAATAGCGTTTATAGTCATTCCTTTTGTTTTTAACCTTAAAGCCCATCGCCTTAAATATCTATCTTTATCTTCTTTTGTTTTAAAAATCTTAGGTTTCATTATTACTCTTTACTAAATCTGGATATATTTGAATTTTTGCTTCTTCAAATTTATTTTCTTTATTCATCTGAATTGAATAAAAAACTTTTTCTTTTAATTTAGATGATATATAAGCCTCTTCTTCTGTAAAAAAATCATTCATGATAAGAATATATTTAATTCTATCTAAAGCTTTTTCTATATCATCATAAATATAAATACTAAAATTTATGATTTTTTTAATACTATTTTCTTCAGATATAATTTCAAATATAAAGTTGGGAGAACCCCCATCTTCATAAAAATGTACTAAAATATTTTTCAAGTATTTCCTTTTAATATACTTCCCTTGCAAAGGGAAATATTTTATCTATATTTTTTTCAATACACAGACCATCAAAACATCCTGGTCTATTCTCTTTATCTTTTTTTCTTTTGAAGTTAGTCATAAAATTATACTTACTATCATCTAAATCTATAATATCTTTTGAAACTAGCTCTCTAAAGTCCACTAATAGCTCAAAAAGCTCTTCTAATTGTTTTTGTGAGCTAGAACTTGCAATTGGTCTAAAATGCGGATAAGCCAAGATATTACACTTTTTCATAAAATCCATAGTTGCTGCAGCTGGGTTTATTTCAATATAGCTTTTGATGTTTTTTAAAGCTCCCAGTTGCAAAGGTAAATTAAGCAGCTCTTTTAATTCTATATTTTTATTCTCTTCGTATGCAGTTCTTATAAGTTCACTATCACTTCTAAACCCAGCTTTAAGAACAAAAGGTGTATCTTCACCAAATGCTCTTTCTATAACATAACCATATCTAAAAGCTAATCTAAAATGACTATCTGATTTTTCAAGTATTCCATTTTCTATCAGCTCTTTTATTTTTGTGACTACAATATCTGCCTTTTCTAAATCTTCAGGTGATACAGTAGTCACTTTTGCTACAAAACTTTTTCTTTTCTCTCTTCAAAAGATTTTTGATACTTTTCTCTTAGATTGTGAATATCTTGAAATAATCCCTCTTTTTCTTCTTTAGTTAAAAGTAAATTTGAGAATTGTAAAAGCAAAGTATTATCAATAATTGTAAAATCTGAAGTTGAAAAAACATCATTTTCTATTGATACTGTATCTACTCCATCAAAATTTGCATTATCAGCAATATCTTTAAATCTTTCTTTTGCTTCAAGTTGCATGAAAATATTTTTTTGCTCTTCATTTGTAAAAAATACTACTTCATCATAACGACTTGTAAAAATAAATCTTCTATTTATTGAAATTACAAAACCATTATTAATAAGACCTTCCATTTTTACTTTACTTGATAAGCTATCTATATTTTGACCTTTTATTCTCTTTTCTAAAATATCAGTAATTTTAATTAAATGTTCATCATTTGCTAAAATATCACCCTCTTTAATCATCACTTCATACTTGATAATTTCTTCTTTAAAATCTTCAATTTCTATAGTTTCACAATCTTGAAGAGAAAGAAGAGATTTTTGTTTTTCTTCTTTAGCTTTGTTATAAGCTTCTCTCCATTCTTTGATTTTTTCTATATCATTTTCATTTCCAAAAGAAATACATTTATTATTTGTCCAAATATAAGAACCATCACTTGGAACATGAGAATTTCCAGCAAATATTGCTTTTTTTACATCTTCTGCAAAAGTTTCATCATTTAATTTTTCTCTTTCTCTCTCTTCTTTATCCCTAGTTTTTTCATTTTCAGTATAAATTTTTTTCCACTCTTTGATTTTTAAGAAGTCATTTTTATGTCTGAAAGTCAAATTATTTTTTTCAATTGTAACTTCAGCTCGTTCTTTTCCTGTTGGATATTCACACAACCAAACACTAGCTACTCCAGATAAAATATCTTCTTTTAATATTTTTGAGTAAGCTTCATTATCTAGTTTTTCTTTTTCATCCTCAAGATTATCTAAAGAGAATTTTATTCGTCTTCTTATATCTTCTCTTGTAATTTCGCCAGCGGAATATTGATTATAATAATATAATTGTTCTTCAGGATTTGGCTCTCTTGAAATCTCCTGTAATATATCTAAACCAATATCACTATGATTTGCTTTTAAGTGATCAATAATTTCATCACATAAATTAAATACTGCAAAAGCTTTACTAACATAAGGAGCTTTTTTCCCAATATTTTTTGCTAAATCACTTTTTTTAGTATATTTTCCTTGTTCCCAAATAGCTTTAATAGATAAAGCAATTTCAAAAGGTGTTAAATCTTCCCTTTGAATATTTTCTATTAGCTGCACTTCGCTAGTAACTTCTTTATAATCTGTAATATTAACTTTAATTTTTTCTAGTCCAGCTAATAAATGAGCTCTATATCTTCTCTCTCCAGCAATTAGAATATATTTACCTGTTCCATCATCTTTGATTGTTATAGGTTGGATAAGTCCGTGTTCTTTGATGCTTTCTGATAATTCTAAAAGCTTATCTTCATCAAATATCTTTCTTGGTTGATTTGGGTCAGGATAGATTAAATTTATATCTATCTCAAGCTCTCCACTTAAAGTGGGTTGCTCTTGGTCTGTTGCAGTTGTTACTTCATTACCTAATAAATCATCTAAATCAATATCTTTTTTTGTTCCCATTTTAAGCCCCTTGAATAATAGTTAAAATTTCTTGACATAAAGCCTCAATCTCAATTTTTGACTTAGGCTCAACTTTTGCTTTTACTTCTGTTACACCTTTTGCAAATTTTGATTGTTTATCATATTCAATTGATGTATGAATAACTGTGTTCATAAAATTTGGAAAATCTTTTTTAATCTCATTTTTTACAGGTTCAAAATTTGTTTTTCGTGGATGAATTTGATTTAATAAAACTTTGAATTTATCTCTACTAATTCCCTCTTCATTTAATATTTTTTTAAATGATAACATTCCTAAATCATCCACCATTGCACCACCTTTAAAAGGTAATATAATATGTTTGGCTAATTTTAGAGCCAATCTATTAAGCGGAGTATCAAAACCGCCAATATCGATTAAAGTCAATCCCTGGTATTCTTCATTTAGGAAATCTCTAAGCTGTTGTTCTGATTTAATAGAAGTTACATTTAGAGCAGTTAGCTCTTTCTTTTGTCTTATAATGTTTGTAAGATATACAGTTTGCTGAAAGTCAATATCTGCAACTCTTACATTTATTCCTGCATTATGTAAAGCTATTGCTACATTTAAAGTTATAAGAGATTTCCCAATCCCGCCCTTTGTCCATCCAATAATTATTGGTTCTGCTGTTTTAGTGTTTATTAGGTCTGTTGTTGCTTTTGTTAATTTCATTTTTTGTTTTTCCTTTAGTTTATATTTAAAATTTCTTTTATTTTTTTCACTTCATCTTCTGTGACGGGGTTCTCAAGACTATTAGCCAATTCATTTTTTAAATAATTAAAAGTTAATGAACAATATTCTTCATTTATTTTCGGTATAAAATAGTTAATAAATCCGATTTCGTCAGCAGAATATACAACTGCATCAAATCCAATTTTTTTTATTTCGATGATTTCTCTATTTGTTTTAATTATAAGTTTTATTTCTTTTTCTATTTTTTTTATTTTATTTTTTAAATCTAAAACTTTTCCTATAGCTTCAGAAAAAGAAGTTCCATTTAATTTTAATTCTATCCTCAACTTTAATGCTTCTAATTCTTCTTTTGTTAAACTTTCAATATTCATATTTTTCCTTTTTTATATTTTCTAAGCTTCTTCAATTTTCCAAACTGTGGCAAGACTAAGTTTTGCTTTTTCTAATGCTTCATTTTGATTTTTACAGTTTTTAACAGTAAACACTTGCCCGAATGTATATAATTTAAAAGTTTTCATTTTTTCTTTTATTTTACTTTGCCAAAGTTCTGCAAACGCTACAAGAAATATTTTGTATCTTTCTTTTTTTTCTAAATTCCATTTTTTTCTTTTTATAATATAAGAGTTTGCAATTACCGTATCTAAAAACTCTTTATTTTCTTTATTTAAGTTTCCCATTAATTCACCTGTTCTTTATTTTAATTTGATATACTTTTTCAACAATTTTAAAATTGTTCAACTTACACATATTTTTCCGCCAAGATTTAAATGTGTTCTTAAAATAGCTCTTCAAGTTTTTTGAAGAGCTTTGAATCCTCTTTTAATATACAATTCACAAAACAACCAATTATTAAACTAAGAACTGTTATAACTATCATTGCTGTAACAAAATCCATCTAAGCCACCGCCATTTCATTTAATTGAAGATTTAAAAGATAATCAAAAGCCTTTTGAGCAGAACTAGCAACTTTCCATAAAATCATTGGATTTTCTCGCAATGAATTACACCAAGATTTTAAATACTCTGGATGTTGACACTCTTCTATTTCAATATCTAAATGTGAACATAAAAAAGCACTTCCAAGCTCTGCAATTAATTCTTCAATTGCATACTGTTTGTCACCAAACTTTTTACCTTTTTGTCTATCTAATCTATCAGCTGCACCCGTCCAATGTGTTAGCTCATGCAGTAATGTAGAATAGTAATTATTACTATCTGTAAAAGTTTCCAATAAAGGCATTTGAACATAATCAAACACAGGTGTGTAAAATGCTCTATTACCACCATGTTTTAGCTTTAAATTTGTATTTTTTATAAACTGTTCTACTCTCTCGATTTTTTGGTTTTCATTTGGTTTTTCAATTACTGGTAATTCGTAATCAATCCCCTCTATATCTTCAATGTTAAAAACAACATATTTATTTAATAGTGGAAAATTAATGCTTTCTTCTACATTTTCACCTGTTTTTATATCTTCCATTGTTACAGTTTTATTTAAGATTTTAAAAAAATAAACAGGATAACCTTTTGCCCCTTTTTTAACTTTTCCGCCTTTTTCCTGTGCTTGTTTAAAGCTCATAAAAAATGGTGCTTCTTGACCTCTCTCCATCATTAATAATTGTAAGAAGAATATATTTGCACCTCTATATGCTTTTTTGCTCACAAAGTTTTGCAGATTGTCTGCGCGTGAAACTGACCAGCTTTTAATCCATTTTTTGTCGCTTGTTTCCATCTTTTCAATTAGTTTATTAACTAAGTCTATAAATTCATCTTTTATTGTATTTGCTTTCATGTATTCCCTCTCTAATTTGATTTTTATATCTTCCAAGCCTTTATAAAGAGTTTTAAACTCTCAAAGCTTTATATTTATATTGTTTATTTACTTACTAGGTTCACCGCCTTTCAGTACTCCACAGGAAACAATAAAAAAGTCTGTGATGATAAAAACCTAATCTATAAGACTCTTATCATTTAAGAGATTTGTGACAATGCGTTATAAAATATCTTTATTGCGTTATTCCGTAATATATAGATGAAATTCTACTTATTTATTATTAATTTAAACTTAAAAGGAAAGATATTAAACTAAATATTTTTCCTTTTATCCCTATATATTAGGAATATATTAATATATAATAAAATATTAAATAAATATTAAAAAGAATAAACAACTGCCCGCCCCCTCATTTGCGAAATTTTTTTAAGCTTTTGACTATAAAAAACTATTAAAACAAGAGATTTTTATTTTTTAGGGTGTATTTGCAAGGTGTTCCTATTTTTTTTAAGAAATAGGAAGTTTTCTTGATTTTAGAGGTAAAATGTTATTTTTTTTGTTTTCATGGGTAAAAATGTGGACTAATTTGATAGCGGTGGATATTTAATCTTATGCGTTATGCTTTAAAAGTTTGATTATATGGGCTTTTATTTAGTCTTATTTATAACTCGGCAGTAATTTCGGCAGTAAAAAGCTATTTTATGGCTAGAAAAGTTCATAGTAAATTGGGAAAAGAGACACCCCCTCAATCCCCCAGAGGGTCGAGCCACAGCACCAGCCTATCCCTGCAAATGCAAATTACTATGAATTTTTTAGGTAAATAGATAGAAATAAAAAAATTTTAAAAATTTTAAAGTCAAAAATAGGATGAAAGCTTACAAAAAAAATTTCGCAAATGAGGGGGCGGAGCGCAGCGGAGTATTGGACTATTTTATTTGGTCCAAGCTCACACTGTTTTTTACTTTTCCAATGATCTTAATTTCTGTATTTTTAGCAGCTATTGTATTATAAATTATATTATCTGATTTTAATAAAACTGTTTCATTCAGGAACTCTAATCTTTTAATATAAATTTCGCCAGCTAAATTAACAACATATACTGCATTATTCAATTTATCTTTATCATTAGTATCAACGAATATAACAGAATTATTTCTAATATTTGGTTCCATAGAATCACCAATTATTTTTATTGCTTGTATATGCTTCTCATTTAGGTCTTTTAAAAATACTTTTGGCATAACTAAATATTCTAGTTCTTGACAATCTTCATTGATACATCCACCACCAGCAGAAGCTGCAATATCTGTAAAATAAGGAATACTTACAGTATCATCATTTAAGTAGTCTTTTAAATCTTTTTTTGAGATTATTTTTGCGTCTTTATCCTCTTCATTGTTTGTTTTTGGATATTTGCCAAAAAAAACCCAGTTTGGATTTAAACCATCTTCAATACATAAATTAAGAATAACTTCATAGAGCATATTCCCTGTTTTTCTTACTCTTTCGGTTTCCGTTATTGCTTTTTTAAAATTATCTCTATATGTAGATAATGGGATATCCAATTTATTAGCAATAGCTACTTCATTTCCTAAATTATAATACTCTTTAAGCCTTTCTATTGTTTTGTCCATATTCATAATAAACCTTTTATGTGTTATTGAGCTTATATTATACCATATAAAGCTTAATAAAGCGTTAGCCCGTAAAATAAAAATATTTAATAATTTCATTACGGATTAACGCAAATTTAAGTTATTAAGTTATAGAATACCGTAATAATTAATTTTAATAACGGAGTAACACAATGCAAGCATTTGGAGAATTTGATGATTTTTTTCATAAATTTAAATTTATTGCTAGAACATCATCTGAAACGGCTACTGCTAAAGAACTTAGCATAAAACCAAAAACCTTTAATCAAATGAAACTTGATAACAAAATACCATTTGAAGAAACTTTAAAGTATTGCCAAGATAGGCAAATTGATATTGCATGGTTAACTAATTTACAAAGTAAATAGATGATTCTTAGAAAAAAAAGAGAAACTAATTTTACCAATATAAGTAATTATATTTTCCAAGATAATAAGTTATCTCTTCCAGCTATTGGTTTATTATGTTATCTATTATCAAAGCCTAAAGACTGGGTTATATTACCTAAAACACTATGCAAAAAACTAAATAAAAAAGAACATTCAAAAGCTAGTTATGAATACATCCTTGAGGTATTAAAAGAGCTTGAAAATGCTCAATATATACATAAAAAAAAGCTACATGATGGGAAAACTGAATATTTTGTTTACGATGAGCCTAATCGGGAAAATACCTATTTGGAAAATTACCTAATAGAAGATTTACCAAATAGGGAAAAGCCTAATCGGGAAATTACCGACACTAATAAAGAACTGAAAGACAACAAAGAACTGAAAGAAAAAAAGAAAGAAAAGATTAGTCCAAAATCTTCTAAAGAATATTTTGACAGCATAACTTTTTTTAATGAGTTCTGGGAAGTGTACCCACGCAAAGAGGCAAAACTCAAAAGTGCTAAAAAGTTTGAGAAGCTATCAAAAACTCAAAAGCTTAGAATTATTGCAATCACAAACATATTTACTGAAGATATGAAATCTCAAAATCGAACTCGTGCGACTATTATGCTTCCATATACATACTTAAACGATGAGAGATATGAAGATTATAGTGAAAAAGTCGAACTTTCAAAAACAAATGAGGGGGCGAAAAAAAGTGAAGATATGGGCGAATCTAGGGGCAATATTTTAGCTGAAAAAATCATAAATATCATAAAAAATATCGAAAATGAGGGGGATGTGAGCAAAATGGATAGCAAGGTCTATATGGAAAAATCTTATTTTGATGATTATGAATTGGGTATTTTAAAAGAATTAGATTATAGCTTTTCAAATTTCAAAGATATTGAATTTAAAACAGGTGAAATTAAACGATATTTAGGGGGATTCTATGATTAATACTTTAGTTGATAAAGATTTAGAACAAATTATATTAAGTACTTGTATCCAAAGTGAGAGATATTTAGAAGTTAGTGAGATTATTTTTGAAAAACATTTTACAGAAGAAGCTCATAAGGCAATATGGAAAACATTAAAAATTATTGAAGATAAAAATATTGAAATTTCTCCTCAAATGATGGCAGTAGAACTAATGAAAAATACTCCAGAGCATATGGGTATGTTAAAACTAATATTATTAAAAACCGCAATGCCAAATTTGACAATTTTAGCAGTTGAATTAATAGAATGGTTTAATAAAAGAGAACTTTATAAGCTTTCTATCCAAATTCAAGAAAGTTTATCAAGTAAAAAATCAAGTTCTTTGATTACTAAAGAAATTGATGATGTAACTAATGGACTTGACCAAGGAATAGGAACAAGAGCAAAAAGCTATGCACAATGGGAAGTTGAGAAATCTCAAAAAGCACCTATTCCAAAATATGCAACAAATATTTCTTTTGTTGATTCTGCATTAAAAGGTGGAATTAGTGCTGGACAGTTCATTTTACTTATGGGTGACCCCGAAGCTGGTAAAACTGTTTTTGGAACGCAAGTACTTAGAAATGTAGTTAAAAATAATTATCTTGCTTTATTTTTTAGTTTTGAGTTTACAGTTGATGATTTTATAGACCAAAATCAAGAGAAAAAAAGAGTATTTCCTAAAGATAATTTACAAATTATAAATGATGGCTATGACATAGCTGATGTATCAAGAGAAATTAAGCTTTGGGCTAGAAAAGGGTGTAGATTCGTACTAATAGATTCTCAAATGAGAGTTGAGAATAGTGATAATAGAGGAACAGCAGAACAAAGCGAATCTGAAAAATTTAGTAAATTAGCAAAACTTTGTCATAACCTAAATATTATAATTATTTTTATAACTCAGCAAGGGAAAGAAGATACAAAAGGGGGAACACATACTCCTATGGGTACAAAAAAAGGGGCTCATGAAGCAAATCAAATCTGGTATATACATAAAATGAAACCTAAATGGGATGAAGAGGGAAATGATTTAAACAAAGAACTCCGTGAATTTGAAGTAAGTAAAAATAAACAAAATGGAAGACACTTTAAAACGCCTATTAGACTAGATGCAATATCTTTAGAATTCTTAAGGAAATATAATCACCAAGAAGCTACTTTTGAATCTGATAATCAACCAAAAAAGAAAAAGTTTATACCAGGACCAAAGGGTTCAAATATAGAAATTGAAATAGAAGAAGGAAGCAAACTTGATATTCCTGACATCTTTTAAGGCTATAAATGAACTTTGAAAATATTGCAAAACAAGAAAAAACTAGACGAGAAGCCATACGAGAGAGAATCAGAAGAGGCGGAGTCGATGGTCTTAAACTCTATATAGAGCGAATTTTTGAAGAGGTTTATAATAGAAATTTTGAGTTTTATTGGTATCACGAATTAATAATTATTGTTCTATGGAATGTAATTATTGGTAAAGAAAAAAGAGTTATTTTTGAAATGGGTCCAAGAACTGGAAAAACAGAACTTATTGTAAGAGTATTTGTATCTTTTGTTCAAGGATATTTTGAATTTATTAAAAATCAATATATCACCTATGGTGGTGATTTAACTGAAGATACTTCAGTTGATATAAAAACTATTATGGAGAGTGAAGAGTATCAAAAAATTTTTCCAAAAGTAAAATTTAGTGATAAACAAAATAAAAAATCAAACTGGAAATTAACAAGTGGAACTGAATTTTTTGGTTCTTCTGTTGGTGGAGCTGTTACGGGTAAAGGTTCTCATATTACAGTTTTAGATGATACATTAAAAGCTCATAGTGCAGACAGTAAAGCTGAAAGAGATAATGTGTGGAAGTTTATTCAAAACTCAGTTTTTACAAGACTTGAAGAAGATGGAGCAGTTATTGAAGTAATGCAAAGACTTCATGAGGATGACCCAACAGGAAGATTTATTAAAGAGCAAGGTTTAAAAAAAGATGGTGGGTTATGGATAGTATTTAGTTTTCCTCTTGAATGTCATGAAGATACAGTTTATGAATATGAAGATTTTTATTACTTTAGAAAAGCTGGCGAAATTTTACCAAATAGAAATTATAAAACTCAAGAGTCAATAGACAATCTTAGAAGAAGTATTGGAGTTTTAGAAACTGAAAAACAATATAACCAAAATGTAACTGTTGCACAGACAGGTTATTTTAATAAAGATGATATTACAGAGATTACAAATATAGATTTACCTGATGAAAATTTATATATTTCAATTGATACTGCTGAGAGTTTAGAAACAACAGCTGATGATAGAGCAATTGCAGTAGTTGGTTGGAGTATTGATGATGATGAAATAGAACAGCAAACTATTCACGATGGAAAAAGAGGAATTTGGGATGTTTATGGTGTATGTGAACACCTGATTGAGTTGATGATTAAATATCCTAATGCAGCAGTTTATATCGAGGGAGCTGGTGGAGGTATTACTTTAGGAGTGGTTTTAAAAAAAGAGATTGCAAAAATGAATGCAAAGCTAAGAGTAAAAGGCAAAACCTCAATAAATAATTCTATCAATATGTATCCTCCAAGAAATTCTATTTCTAAACAACAAAAAATAAAATATATGAAAGTACCTTATGAAAATCGTACCATAAAAGTACATAAAAGTTGCGACTTAGATTTTAGAAAACAATATGAAAAAGAGTTAGGTCGATTTAACCCTGAAAAAAAACAACAAACGGATAACTGCATAGATGCTGTTGCATCTACATGGTTATTTGCAGTACCTAAAAAAAATAGCATAAAGAAAAAAGTTAGAAATAAATCAAAATCTAAAAAAGGCTGGAGAGGAGTTTGAAATGGCAATTAATCAAGATTCAAAACTAAGAGTTCAAGTTATTTATGAAAGTAATAACTGGAGCCCAAGAGAAGTAAAAGAAAATCGTTTTGCAGATGATGAAGAGATAAAAATAAAAACAATAGAAAGCTGGGTATTAAAGTTCGGTTGGAAAAAAAATCGTTTCGCCAGCGAAATAGAAGCTATAGATAAACTTATCGAGGGAACATTGCCAATTGATGAAGTTAAAAAAATTGTTAAAGACAAAATGAAAAGTGATGTAGTGGATTGTGAAGTAGTAGATGAAGAAGATACTGATGATGAAGATGATAAATATTCAGGACTGATGGCAATAGAGTTATCTTACAAAGTTTTAAATGTTCATGCTCTTCAGTTTGAAATGGCAAATAATTTAGCGAGTACCAAAAAACTAGCAAGTAAATCAAATAGTATTGGAGTAAAAAAAACTTATCACGATATGTTAATAAATACTTACCAAACTATTCATGGGAAAAACATAAATATTACTCCTAAAAATCCTGATGATAACTCTTTGTCAACTGAAGATATTAAAAAGAAAAGTGATGAAGAGTTAGATAGATTGATAAAAGGGTAATCATGAAAAAGTCAAAAAGATATGCCTATAAAAAGGGCTATGAAGAGAATCCAGAGAGAAGAATACATTGCCCACAATGGAGTTTTTACTCAAATTTTATAAAAGAATTAGCTAATAATGCTGAGTTAAATAATGTTTCAAGAAGCTGTTTTTTTGAAACAATAGTACAAAACTTCTTTTTGCTTGAAAACCCAGTAATACAAATATATAAAAAAAATAGCTATTGTATTACTGAAAAAACAGAAAGCTTAAAAAAATTAACTATACATCCAAGTATTTTAAAAATGATTGCAGAAAATGCAAAAAGGTCAAAAGTTAGTCAATCACGATATCTTACTTTTTTGTTTGAAATATATAAATTTAAATATCAAAACGAATTAGAACTTTATAAAATATTATCAACAAATTAATATAGGGCTTTTTTTATAATCACTAATTATATCCCTATATTACTGCTTTTATACTGATTTAATATTCTAAATATTAGCAGCTGCTTTTTCAATATCAATTACCCCCCCTTTTTATAAAAATACTTTTTCTTTACAATTGTCCTTGTAAATTAAATAAGGAGAGCGGATGTTCAAACTTTTACCATTTTTAAAAAGTTTAAATATGCTTAATTCTTTTGTTGTTGATGATGTACCAGGGGGACAACCACCTCCTGCTGAAGACCCTGCAAAAGAACAAGCTGAAGAAAAAAAAGAACTTATTGATAATAAAGCTGAAGAAGAAAATGAAGCTACTTTATCAAAAAGTATTACAAAAGATGAAGCTCGACTTGAGTTAATGCAAGAAGAGTACAACAAAGCATCAGACAATATTCATAATGAGTATGAAGATTTAGTTGCTAAAAGTCCAGAACAAATTTTTTCACCTGAAGAGATTGAGATTTTAGAAGTAACTGGAAGTATAGGAGATAAAGCAAAACTTATTAGAGATAAATTTGAAGTATTTAGAGACGATAAATTATCTTTAAAAAAAGGTGAATTAGATGCTTTTGGTCAAGAATTAGATGGTAGAAAAAAACAACATAGTTTAATATCTGCTCAAAATACTTTTCTAAAAGAAAATCCAAAAGTTGACATGGAAGTATTTACTGATTTTATTCAAAACGATATGACTCCTAGAAAAAAACAAGAACTTTTAGCAACTGCAAAAGATGATAAAAGTGAATTTTTAAAACTAGCGTATGAAGAGTTTAAAAAAGTAAATGGGCAAGAAGAAGATGAAGATAAATTACCACCTGATTTAAATTCATTAAATGGTGTTGGTTCTGGAGAACTTGACAATATTGGCGATGCAAATTATCTTAGACAAATAGGTCTAGGACAATAAAATTAAAAAGAAGGAAAAAAAATGGGCGATAGACAAAATCCGTATGTAGAAAGAGACCCTAGTAAACTTTTAGTATCTGCTACAGAATTAATGGTTGCTGCTAGTAAAAAAAGTACATTTACCCCTTTATGTGGTCAAACAAATGATGATATTATTAAAACACAATCGGAGAAGCATTCTGGTGCTGCTAGTGTAGAAATGTCAATGAGAGCACTAGTAAGAGGTAACGGAGTAAAAGGAAATTCTAATTTAGATTCAAATAGAGATGATTTAAATTATTTAACAATGAAAGTAGATGGTGATGTTCTTGCAAACTCACTAGAGAGTAAACATAAAAAAATTACTTCTGCAAGTATTGCAAAGAATTTTAGAACTGATGCAAAAGATGGTCTTTCTGATTGGTTAGCTGATAGAATTGATAGAATTAGATTTGCTAAACTATCTGAAAAATGTACAAACATAGTAGTTGTAAAAGCAAATGGACAAGTTGTTCCTGCAAGCAAAATTGCTGATTCATTTGATGGGTTAGTTAAGGGAGATTTATACACTACACAAACTGCTGATGAAATGTTATCAAGAGCTGAAAATGGTTATATAGATGAATCAGGAGTTCGTCATCCTCCAATTAGACCTTATAAAACAGAGACAAAAACAGTAAAAGGTATTGAGCAAGAAGTAGGTTATTACATAATTTATTTAGGACCTGAAAGTGCAAAAAGCATTACAGAAGATCCAGTTTATTTACAATGGCAAGACTCTTTAACTAAAGCTAATAAAAGTGATTTCTATCTTAATGGGCTTATTGGTGAATATAAAAATGCGATTTTTGTTAAAAAGAACGCATGGTCTCCAGAATTTGCAGGGATATTAACTTCTAACATTGAATCATTTGAAGATTATGCAAATGGCTTTACTCAATATAGTGGTAAAGGTGGGATTTTAACAGAAATTAATTTACTTGTTGGTGCTACAGCTGGTATGCAACCGTTTCAGGCAATTCCTGATTATATTGAAGATTCTACAGATTCAGGAAGAAAAATGATGAGTGCAATTGATTTATGGTTTGGATTTGAGAAAACTAAATTTATTGGTAAAACAGAAGCTGAGAAAAAATTACTTTGGCATGGTAAAGATTATGGTGTAATTGCAGCTCCTGCGGTTATGGAAAAATAGTAGGAGAATATAATGAAATTTAATGAACATAATGTAAATGGGCAAGCTAGAAAAGTTATAAAATATGGTGCAGTTGAAGTAATTAATATTTGCTCTTTACCTGCTGGTACTGATGTATCTATCAATATTACAGTAGATGAAGCTTTTAATGCTTCTTCTACTATTAATATTGGAACAAACTTAGTAAATAATAAATTTATTTCTGCTTTTAATCTTGCAGCAGTTGGTGGTAAAGATTCCACTATAAGATTTACAACTACAGAAACAGAAAAAGAAATCAAAGCAGTGATTAATCAAAATACTACGGCTGGAGCTTGTACTGTAAAAGTTGATTATGTTTTACCAACAAATCATGAGGTTAATTACTAAATGAAAAAAGTATTTATTCCTGGACTAAAATTAGTTTTATTTAGTGGGGCATCAGGAAGAAAGCTATGGGAAGCGAAAGATAGGGTTACTCCTATCTTAGAAAATGGAGATATGGTAATAGTTCCTGAAGGTGTTGCCGCTTTAATTTGTAGAAAAACTGATTTTAATATTTTGCAAGACTTTAATATTTTCGCTAGCGAAAAAGAAGAAGGACAATTTCCATCTAAATTAGCTTTAACAGATGATGAAATAAAACTTATAGTTGAAAAGTATTTAAATGATAACAATTTAGTTACTTTTGAAAAAGATGCTGATTCTCCAAGAGATTTAAAACAATCACCTTTAACAGATGAAGAAATTAGAATCTTTATTGAAGAGTATGCTAGTAGCAATAATTTAACTGTAACATTTGGCGCTAAAGAAAAAATTGAAAATAATGATTTAGAATCAAAACTAACTCCACCTCCTCCAGCGGATGATGAAGTATTAGCTTCAATATTAAAAGGTTTAGAATCTGGTGAATTAAATGAAGAAGAGTTAAGTGAGTATGATAAAGAGCTTCTTGTAAAAGAGAGACAAAGAGTTTTAGATAAGCAAGAACCTATTCTTGATTTAGAAAATATTTCACCACTTGAAGAGTTTGAGACAAAAGAGTCTTTAGAAATTTATGGGCTAACTTTTGGAATCAATTTAAATAAAACTAAAAAACTTGAAAATATGTATGCTGAGTTATTAGCTCATATTGAAATTTTAAAAACTAAATAAAAAGGTATTTGTATGATTAGAGTAAGTGATGTAATTCTAAAAATTAGAAGTAGATTAAGCGATACTGATCATACAAAATACAAATGGAGCGATGAAGAGTTGTTTGATTATATAAACTCTTCATTAACTCATATCGCAACTGAATTTCTAATATTTACAGATAGAACAGAAATAGACTTAAAGGCTGGAGTTAATAGATATAAAACACCTAGCAATTATATAAATGTTATATCTTTAAATATTAATAATAACCCTGTTGAAATAAAAAGTTTAGCTTGGATACAAAATAATTTAAACAATATAAATAAGAATCACTTTTATATATGTTTTGATGAACAAAGTTTATATATATACCCTATTTCTAATGTTTTAGATGATATGAAAGTTGAAATGTTTTTTAATTATATTCCACAAATTGACAACTTAGAAGATGAAATAAATATTTCAATTTTAGCAAATGATGCCTTACTTTTTTATTCTCTACATTTAGCATTTCAAATAAATACAAGTGAAAAAAATGCTACAAAAAGTGCAAACTACTTAAATCTTTTTGAAAAACAGATGTATAAAATAAAAGGCGTGTTAGTGGGAAATAAACAATCTAAAAAAATTAGAAGTAGATATAGAAAGGTTTGATGATGACAGAGATAACACAAATAACAAAAAATATTAATAACCTATCTGAAAGCTTAAACAAAAATGTATTTATTACACAAGCTAGAAATTCATTTAAAGATGGTATTGATACTTTTGATATGTCCGATGAAGAAAAGGCAAAAATACTAGCTCAATATGAAGCAAATTTATCTATTGGTGTACTTAACAATATCATCACTAAATCTTTTGATTTAGTTGAGTTAGATTCAAGAATAGAGCTACTTAATAAACAAATAGAAACAGAAAACATAAATCAAAAAATAAAAGACCAACAAGAAATAGCTGAAAAAATAAAAAATGGAAGTGTTTCATATATTTATACATACTATCAAGCAACAGATGCAGAAGTAGTTGCTGGTACAAAAAAAGCTGGTGATATTAAAACTAAAACACTTAGTACAGGTATTGGTAAATCTATTTATGAAATTGAAAAAGATAAACTTCTTTTAGAGATAACTACTTTTGAAGAAAAATGGAATAAAGAAGAAAAGATACTTGATGAGCAGATAGAAACAGAAAACATAAATCAAAAAATAAAAGACCAACAAGAAATAGCTGAAAAAATAAAAAATGGAAGTGTTTCATATATTTATACATACTATCAAGCAACAGATGCAGAAGTAGTTGCTGGTACAAAAAAAGCTGGTGATATTAAAACTAAAACACTTAGTACAGGTATTGGTAAATCTATTTATGAAATTGAAATGGAAAAACTTCTTCAAGAAATTCTTGAGAATAAAGAAAAATGGAATAAACAAAAAACTATTGTTGATAATCAAGTATCGATGAGTACAATTGATGCTAACTATAAAGCTACTTTAGTAGCAAAAGATGTAGCAATAAAAGAAAAACAGCTATCTCAAATGGCAAGCGATATAGAATTTAATAATGCTAAAAAAATTATTATGGAACTAACACGAAAAGACAATATAAGAATGAAAAGTGCGGAAATGTTTGCAGAATTCTTAAAATATCTAAGTGCTGCAAATGTTATTCCAGCTACTGAAGATTTTGGAAACATTAGAGCATTAATTGTTGCAATTCAACAAGGTATGGTAAATCAAGATGCAATCGCATGGATTTCTTCTCCAATTGGTGCACAATATACCAAACCTGTATAAAGAAGTATTTTATGCTTGGTAGTCCATTAGATATAAAAAATAATCGAGATATAAAAAAAATAAGTATAGAATTATTAAATAAAACAGATAATGAAGTTTTAATTACTTTACTTCAAAACATTTCTGAAGATATATATTCACTAAGTCAATCAGTAGTAAATAAAGTAAATAATGAAACATTCAATACTACTATTCAAAACATTTCTGAAGATATATATTCACTAAGTCAATCAGTAGTAAATAAAGTAAATAATGAAACATTCAATACTACTATTCAAAACATTTCTGAAGATATATATTCACTAAGTCAAATAGTAGCTAGTAAACAAAATAGTATTTCAGGTTATACAGGGGATATATCAATTATAACTAATGTAAATTTCGCCAGCGGAATAACTACAACTAAAACCTTAACTATATCAAATGGTATTATACAAGGGATAAGCTAATGTTTATTAAATATATAAATAAAAGAAAAGCAGAAATAAGTAAATATGAATTTGCATATAAAGTATTACATCCAAAAGAAATATCTCCTAGCTATGAGATATTACTTAAATTATCAAAGGGTGCAAATAAAATATTTATTGGAGAATATAATATTTGTCTTTTTAAAGAATTAGAAAATAAATCTTTTGAAGCGATAGCTTTTTGGTGTATTGCTAGTGAAAAACTTCCAAAAATTGAAAATAAAAAATGTTTTTTAGAAATATCAAGAGCTATAAAAAAGTTAAAACAAAAAGTTGTTATTTCAAATATTAATGAAAGCTATAAAAAAGCTACAAAAAATATTGGTAATGACTATTATTTATTTAAAGTGAGTAAATAATGGGTTGCGGGAGTGCTGTTGCAAATGTTGTAAATAAAGTTACAGATACAGTTGTAAATGTAGTAAAAGATACAACTAAATTCATAGTTAGTGATATTGGTGTAGGGCTACTAAAAATAACTGGGAACTTATTAAGTGATATTGGTATAAAACAAGGTAAAGAGCTAACTAGATTAGGAACTCAACTTGATCAAATAGGAAAAGTACTTACAGGAGAATATCATGAATCAGTCAAGGCGATTCAAGCTCAAGAAAATAAATTAAATGCACTTAAAGAACAATATTATAATTTAGCAGATGAAATAAATGGTGAAGCTTTTTTAGGTGAAATATTCTCAATTGCAGGGAGTAATACTCTTGATAGATATATAAATGAAAAGATACTTCCTGCTGAAGAACAATATAAAAAGATGGTTGAAAATTTTAAAAAAGAATTTAGCTATATTTTAGACTGGGCAGAGGGTACATTTGTTTCAAGACTATTTGCTTCTTTTATACTTATTATTGGTGGACTTTTGAATGATGTTGGTGATATTGTAACAGGAAAAGCAAATAGTGAAACTTGGAAAAATATCATAACAACTGTATTGAGTATATCTGCTATTGTAATTTTAGCACTTACAGGTCAATGGTGGGCAGTTGCAATACTTGTAGCAAATCTTATCATAACTCTTGATGCAGCTTATGCAAATGGGGCAATGCTTGGTGCTATATTTTCTCTTTTAGATTTTGTATTTAATGATGTATTAAATCTTGATGATTTAGTGGGTTCTGATTTTGACCATTTTAACAAAGATAGTGAATATTACCAAGAAACACAAGCTTATTTTAAACTAGCCCTTGGAATCGCAGCAGCTGTTTCTAGTTTATATTCAGTAAGTAATTTGCCCGATGGAGTATTAAAAACAACAATGGCAAATATGGGATTAAGTTCTAGTACAATAAGTAATGTAGGAACAATTACAGAAGCATACAATGCTTATAATATTGCTATATCAGTAAATGATATTATTACAATGAATGACAAATATAATGAAATGCACGCAGACTTAAAAGAAAAACAAAATATCTTAGATAATAGGATAAATATAGCTAATAGAAGAAAAATGATAGGTTCATATATTGATATGGAACATATATTATCTTATCCTGATGAAATGGTAAATGAGTATGTTATACAAATGACTCAACTGAATAATGGAGTACTTGACCCTGAGGGATTGATTTCTATGAATACTAGATATAAAGTTGAAAATCAAGATATGACTTTTGGTTTTGAAGATATATTTGCCTATGATAATCAAGCTGGTGGAAATAGATATACAAAACAAATTTTATTTAAAACTTACTAAGGAGAAATATAATGAGCAAACTAAAACTTACTGGTAGTATCTTTGATACTTCAACAGATGAATATGATGGTTGGGATTTTAGTGGAACAAATATAGTTAAAGATAATGTTGCTACAAATAATAATAGTAATATTATAGATACAAGTAATAGTACTGCTTTAAAGCCGACCAATACTACTAAAAATTCTTTTATAGATAGTATGGCTAGTTGGTGGGGAGGAGAAACTCCACCGCCACCCAAAATAGAGACAGATACAGGTATGTTTAGTGGTGCAAATATTGGGAGTACTTTAAAAGGTGGTGGTGCAGTTGTAGGGGCATTATCTAGTATTTTTGGAACACTAGAACAAACTAAATTTAATAAACAAGCTTTAAATATGGAAAAAGACAGAATAAATAGAAATAATGAAAGGGAAGATAAACTACAAAAAAATTATGAGGGTGTTTGGTCTTAAAAACTTTACCCCCCCTTTTTATAAAAATCCAAATCTCTTAAAATAAGCCTATGAAAAAAGTAATAGGCAATATAAACAATCTTATCAATGATTACGCAGGAACTATAACATTTATTTTATACAATAAATATGGGCTTCCTATACCAAATACCAATAATAAGCAAATAACTAATATTGAAGTAACAATAAATCAAGATGGAGCTTTTGAGACTTTTCTTTTAAGTAGAAGAGAAGATAAAAGTGATGGTTCTTATTACCAAATAAAACTTAATAGTTCTAGCGAAAAAATACTACCTTTAAAAATCTATACTCATGTAATTATTGAAAATATAAATATTCTTCAATCAAGTGATAAAACAGAAATTTTAAAAAACTTATTTGAAAGAAATACAAGAGATAACGCTATCGTTTTCGATAAAAAAGCCATAGAGATTATTGATAAATTCTTAGAAAAAGATGAATTATTTTTAAATCCTGATGAAAATAAAGTGATTGATTTATATTGTAAGTTTGCCGATGGTGAAATTGAGAGTGAAGCATTACAAATGCTAGATATTGAATTAGGGAAATAGGAGAAAATATGAGTAGTGAAATAATTGGTTTTAGAGATAAGGTCAACAGTCTATTTAATATACAAAATATTTTAGAAAGTCTAAACGCGAACATTCAAACATTCAAAAAACTTGAAAGCAATGAATTAGGTATTAATAAAGTAGTTGAACTTGAAACGGGGATTATTTCTATTAGAGATAATATCTCTAAATTGATTTTAGTTGCAAATGCAAATAATCAACTCTTGAGTATAGCTAGTAAATTAGATGATTTATTGCAAGTAAATACAAATACTAATGAGTTCTTTTTTGAGTATGAACAAGCTAAAGTTTTAGTGGGGAAATTTAGAGTTGAGATTGATAAAATATTTACTATTAGCCCTGAAATTGAAGCCATCTATGAAAGTATCAATTTAAAGCATACTGATATTAATAAAAATATCTTAATTGCTCAACAAAGCTCACTAAGTGCAAGTAGCTCGGCTACTGTTGCTACTGCTGCAAAAAATGCAATTGAACAAAAGTATGATGTTTATTTAACAGCTACACAAATTGAAGATGAAGTTATTGAAGTTGCTAGTATTAAAAATGAAATTATTTTATTAAAAAACAATATTCAAAAAATTGTAGCTGTATTTGAAAATACAACAAATATAAATACAGTTGTAGCTTTCAAAACATCAATCGAAAATCTAGCAGCTAATATTCAAGAGATTAAAGATGCAATAGCAATAACAACCGATGCAAAAAATGTAACAAATCAAAATGTACAAACAACT